GCCATCTGGCCCGATGACATCTTTCCACTGACCGCCACCGGATGAGGCGGCAGTGCTCTTGCCAGATTCAATGGGGCAGCAATCAACCAAGTCGGCTGTTTTGCTGCGCCCCTTGACACCAACGCTCACCGACTTCCCGTCATAACGGATGGGTGTGGCATCGACGTAACCTGTCATGATCAGATCATCGCCAATGAATACTTGGCAAGGGTCGCCCGGTTGGATGCGGCGCGGGATTTCAGCTTGACCGGGCCAGCGGTCAGTGACTTCGAGTTCAAAATCACGGGCCTGTCGCTCAATGCCAGCAGAAATGCGCACCGATTTCCAACCACCGTACTCGATGCCATTGACCAGCAAGCGAACGACATTGGTAGCATCCACATAAGGAACGCTCATCGCGTGATCACCCTCAATGGCTCAACCGGCACGAAGCCAGGGTGGCGGATGCCATTGCGCGCCACGATGTCAGCCTCGCGATTGGCATCTTCGTAATAGTCATAAGCCAGCACCAATGCAGGCAACACTTCATTGGGCGTGAGCGTGGTCAGACGTGCATTCTCTCGAGCGCGAGTGGTCAGGTCCTTCCAGGCGGCGGCACGCGCCTTCATGAGGGCGTGATAAACCTTGTCGGATGCAATCAGCAATTCCTGGTCAATAACGGCAATCAGTTCGTCACGCACCGCGACCATTTCGGTGAAACTGATCAGAGGTCTGACAGTAGCACCACCAGCTACGACGCCCTGCGTCAGGCCCGCACGTTGCGAATCAATCCGTGTACCGACCAGGCTGGATGCACCCACCGCCTGCGCAATCAGCGCCTGCCGACCCAGCGCATTAACCGCGCAGGCGTTCACAAACGCCTGCTGACGCGACGGGGTATAGACCAGCGGTGCCGCAGGATCACTCAGGCTGCTGGCACCGACGCGGGAAATCGAGCGCACGATGGCGCTCCATGCGGCCACGGTGGTCGCCAGACCAGACAGCCCCAACGCGCCCACGACCTTCCAGCCCAGCGCGCTCGGGTTTGAGACGAGCGCGATGGTGGTCGATACAGTGGCAGCGACGCTGTTGGCGTAGCCGAGGACTTTGCCGACTTCACTCGACGAAATAATCCCAAGCATGTCACCGAGGTTGCCACTGGCGGCCGCCGCCACAAAATCCTGAAAGCCCTTGATCGTGAACTGATCGGCAAATGACTCAACTGCGATACTTTCAAGATCAGATGCGGCCAAGCGGCTTTCGACTTGTGTCGAACTTTCAGCGGTAGGAAACTCCAGATCGCCAGATTCAACAAAAGCCATGGTGAAGCGCGCCACGCCGAGCGAGCCATCAAACGAGACGCGCGCTGAATCTTTGAGACTGACCCTGAGCGTACCGAACCAGGGGTGCACCAGATCGCCAGGGCCATATTCCTCAAGGGCGGCGAGCAGCTTGTTGGCTTGATCAACGTAGTCATCCCCGACCACGTAGCCCGTGAAAGCCAGATCGCGCGTGGCGCGACCGAGGTCTTCGACGTAAGGCTTGTCGCGCTGTGGGTACTCGTGCAGTTGCGTGCGTCGCCCGGCACCGAGGTCGGTGGTTGCCACCTGAAATGGCACGCCCCTAAAACTGGCCGGGCGCAGGCTGTCGGCGAGCTTCTTTTTATCAGCCATTACGGCGCACCTGTGGCGAAGCTGCGATAGCCCATGTTGACGTCGACGTCAGTCTTGCCCTTGGTCTCCTGCCCGGTCATGCGCATGCCAGGCGGAGCGTTTTGGAAGTCAAAGGTGAACTTGCCACCAACTTGTTGCTGTGCCGGGCCAATCAGCGGCTGGCGGATGCCATTGGGCTGTGCTCCGGCTCCCATCACAGCATTCGGAACGTTGGTGTTTTGTGCTGCTGCGAACTGCACGGCTGGCAGTATCTGCGGATTTCTCGCCGCTGCTAATTGAGTCGCTGGCTGCGTCTGGTCCTGCGCGGTAGCCGACTTTGTCTGTGGATTTTGTGCCGCTGACGTTGCGGCGACGGCCACTTGCGCATTGCCGCCGAAAAATCCACCCACGGATTTCGCCAAGTCAACGGCCCAGCCGATGATGGCCTGGAACTTCTGACCGATCCAGTCGAAGAAGCTGGAGAACCACCCTTTGAGCGTGTCCCAGTTCTGATAGATCAGGTAAGCGGCTGTAGCCAGCGCGAGAATGATGCCAAGCGGATTCGCCATGAGCGCCGCGCCAACACCACGAATGGCGACACTGACGACGCCCATGGCACCACTGATGATGCCGCCCGCGCCGGCAGCGAGACCCGCTAGCCAGCCGAAGGCCGCCCCGAGCATACCAATGGGGCCGGCGGTAAAGAGTGCGACCGCGCCGATGCGCAGCAAGGAGAGCAAGGATGCGTTGCTGGCGATATAGGCTTGTGCGGCCATGGCAAGGAATGCCAGTCCCGCCCGGGCCAATGCCCCAATCAAACCGGCGACCGCCATGATGGTTTGCATGTTCATGAAAATAACCAGTCCGATGAGCGCATTCTTTGCGCCGCCGATACTGTCAATGAAGCCGCCGAGGCTTTTGACAAAATCGCCGACATCAGTGAGCACTTTTTTGAAGTCGATGCTTTTGATCCAGATGCCGAGGTCTTTGGCCATGGCACTGACTTCGCTGCCGATGAGCTTCTTATTGATGACCCACCATGCAACCAGGCTGTCGACCATGGGTTTGATGACAGGGACAAGTTGCTTGGCGATCGTTACTTGGAATCCTTTCATCACCATTTCGAGGTCTTTAAAAGAGTCGCCCAGATCTTTGGCATCTTTGATGTCGTCTTTGCCCAGGACGCCTTTGATTTTGTCGAAGCGCGCCAGGTTGTCATTGATGCCTGCTGACCCTTCTGCCAACAGCGGCAGAATTTCGGCGTAGCTTTTGCCGAACATAGCCATGCCCATGCGCGCTTGTACGACCGGGTTTTCGTTACGCTTGAAGGCGTCGGCCAATTGCGGCAGCAGATCAACACCGGTGCGCAACTGGCCGTTGCTGTCGCGCATGCTTAAGCCAAGATGCGACATCAAGCTGGCCAGCTTTTCGTTTTTGCCGATGGCGGCATCGCCCAGCGAACGGTTGAGCTTGGACAGGCTGCCTTCCATGGCTTCAATCGAGGTGCCAGATTGCTCGGCCACATACTTCATACGCTGGTATTGCTCAACCGACATACCGGCTTTGAGCGCGCCTTTCTGCACCGCTTCGCCCATATTGGTGAAGCCAATCACGGCGTTCTTGACGGCCACCAGAGAGAATCCACTCAAGATGCCGGAGATCGCCGCCATCGGCATGCCGATCTTGCCGCTGAGATTGCCAGCTGCGCCGCCCACATCAGACAGGTACTTGCGTGCCGTCTTAGCCACGTTGCCGATGTTTTTGAGCACCGGTGACATGTTGTCGACGGCCGAGAGCACTGCTTTGAGTTGCCAGTTATCCGCCATGATTCATTCCGATTGGGGGGGTGTTGATTTGTTCTGCCAGACGTTCCGCTTGCCGTTCGTAGAGGAGGTATTGGTCAAGCGGCAGGGTCATGATTTCTGCTGGATTTACGCGCCAGAAATAGGCGACTTCAAAGACGCGATCGATCAGCTCTTCTACGCTTCGCCATCTCCCGACCCGAAAAAACCCATCACCGCCGCGCTGCACAGTGAGAAGTCTTTGATCGTCATCGATTCGACGCTGCCCATGGGGATGGCGGCGAGGCGGCTGATGTAGCGGGCAATCACCGGCTGGCGAATCTCAATACCGGTACTCTGTCCATCGGCACCAGTGATGATGAGCATGGGCAGGCCAATTTCCATGAGGTCTTTGGTGGCCGGCTCGCGCAGGGTGACTTCATCGACTTCTTCACTGTGGGCTTTGATGGTCCTGGAGAGCTTGATCGTGGTACTCATTGCCAAATCCCCTTCTTGCCGCCGAACTCCAGTTCCACGGTACCGTCGTCTCCTTTGATCGACGGCTCCCCTTTGAGGAACGCGCCAGACAGGGTGTAACTTTTGCCATTGGCCAGTTCCGCTGTGACCGTCATCTCAGTGCTGGTCTGCAGCATGGCCACCGGAAAACTCGGCATGAAGATGGCCGAGAGCTTGACGTAGGGCTCAAGTGCCGTTTCCTTGAGACCCGCCGGACCAGAGAGACCCATGACGGTTTCTCGTTTGAGGTCGACCAACGGCACTTCAACACCGCCAGAGACTTCGAGCTGCTCGCCGTCGACCTTGATATAGCAGATGCCTGCGACACGTTTTGCCATGATGATTTCCTTTTAAATTGGAGAGGTGCTGCGATAAAGCGGCCACTCTTGATGGGTTAAGCGCTGGCGCCGTACTGCAGGCGGAACTGGTTGAGCAGCGCAAAAATGCGCAGCTGATTGACCAAGTCCGGTGGCAGCAGGACGTTGATGCGGTTGGGGTTGCCACTGTCGCGCTCGACGATGAGGTACTTGTTGAACAGCGTGGCGTTTTCAACTAGGCCGAGCTGCTCCATGTCGCTGTACTCGGCCAGCAACTCGCCGCGAATGACGCTGGGCGTGACGATGGCCTGGCCAGCGCCGAAGCGCGTACCATCGTTAGCCAATTTGTGGCGCGGATATTTCTGGGTAATGCGGTTGCGCAGCCGACGCGTGATCTCAGTGAGCTGGTGCAGTGTCTCAGAGTCGAGATAGCTCGGATCGGACTGGCCCCAGGTGTTTTTCTGGTACGTCGTAATCGCCCGCTCGACGCGCAACTGGCCGCCAGAAACAAAGCTGGTGGCGACGCCATAATTGAGCAGCGACTGGCGCTCGGTGAGCAGAAACTTCCTGCCGGCGCGCGGCGTCAGGATGCCGGTAAGTGGGAGCGTCTGCGTGGGACGCGCCACATCGACATTGAGGCCGAGGGCATTGGCAGCACCGTAGGCAGCGGCGTATTCCCAACTCGGGTTCGGCGTATCGACATCGATGCCAGCAAGGGTGTGGTGCGGGTCGTTACGCAGGCCACCTGCCGTGGTGAGCGCGGAGAGCGTGCCGCGCAGTGCGGAATAGACGTGGCCATACACCTGACGCGACCAAGCCCATCTGCCGACTGAGTCGTTGTATTCGATTGCGAAGGCATCGAGGTTGGCGCTGTCGGAATAGGGGTGGATGACGTAGTCGTACTCATCATCGCCCATCGCAGTAATGGCGTTGCCTGGCAACGTGGGGTTGGTGGCGCCATTGGCCCAGCCGGCGTAGGCCAGTGCAATGCCGGCCGGCAGAGTTTCACCACCGGCAAAGCCACGAAAGCTATCGAGCACAGTGATGTCGTTGCCAGTAGCCCCCTTCCATCGACAGGTGAGCGTGACGACGCCAACAGACACAGTGCTGGTCACCGGCAGATCAGTGGTCGCATTGATCGCCGTGTTGATGCTGGCGGCAATGACCGTGGCGGTGTCCGTGGCACCGACCGCAACCTGTACCCGCTGACCAGCGATATAGAGGTTGATCACGCCGGCGGCCGTGGCGGGGCCGGTGACGGTGATCGTTCCCGTGGCGGCAACACCTGCGCCGGCATCGGCCACCGCGATACACCAGAGTTCGCCGAAACTATCCTGCAGCCGATACAGCGCGTGCATACGGGCGAGCATGGAGCCGGTGCCAAACAGGGTTTTGGCGGCATCGGTGGTACTGACCAAATACGGCGTGTTGACCACGGCGCTACCACTGGCCAACTTCTGACCGATCAGCAGGCTGCGCTTGTTCTGGGTGAAGTAGCCGGCCTGGGTGTTGTCCATCTCCGCGTAGAACAGCGGCACGCGAACGTTGGCGGGGATGTAATTAAATGAAACGGTCATGGTTTAGCTCTCCTTGGTTTTCTGCGCGGAACCCACCCGCAGAAGGGTGATCGACGCATTTTCGGATTCCGGGGTGGCCTCGGCCACGTCGCCATCGTTGAGACGGCGCTGCCAATACTGCGTCAGCTCAACTTCGCGACCCTCGGATGGCAGAAGGTCGCCGCGCACCGGGTCTGGCACGTTGCGACCCGAGATGGGTTGGATGTACATGGATGAGCTCCTGATAAACAAAACCCGCCAAGCGGCGGGTCGGGTAATGAATCGCTTGTGCTGGAAAACCAGAAGGTCAGGACAGATTGCCGCTCTTGGGTAAAACCACCCTGACTTCAATCCATCCGTCCGGCCCGGGGTAGTGCAGGTTCGGATCGGCCATTGGATCAATGGCGTCAATATTGATCGTGCCGCCATCGAAGTGCGGCAGGTCGGCAAGTTCCGTTGCCTGCCAGGCGTCGCTCGGCTCGATTTCCATCAATGCGCCGAACTCAAACTGGTACCAAAGTCGCGCTCGATCCAGACTGAGCAGATGTCCGCCCTCGTAGTTAATGCCGTCGTAACGCAGGTCGGGGCGCCAGCCGAGTAACGCGGCCCACACTTCCGCACGCAGCAAATGAATACTCTGGGCACCGTTCTGCCCCTTCTCGTCCGTAACGTTGCTCACCGCCAAGATGACCGCAAAACTGTCGGTCAGTGCTTGGCGAACACTGTTCTGCGCCCGGGATTCCTGCGGACTGTCATCCAGAGGAATGACAAAGGCACAGGGAACGGCGAGCGCTGCGTTTTCTGGGAGCAGCTTGAACTGGGCGGCACCGGCGATGCGATTACCGAAACTCGGGCAGCGGGTTCGCAGTGCTGAAATAATTGGTTCGAGTTGCATGGCTACCTGGGCACCAACGAATGTTTGAGGGCGTCACGAATCTGGCTGCGCACGTTTTCACGTTGGGTATCGAGCGCGGCGATCATGTAATTGCTCCGTTTGGCAAGCCCGCGCTTCGTACCGTAGAACAGGAAGGCCGGATAGAAGGATTTCATTTCCGGTGTTTTTTGCGGCTCGACCTTTGCCCAGAAGCCACCACTGGAAACTTTCAGTTTGATCGAACGCAGCAGTGCACCCGTCACCCGACCGGGGGAATCTCCCGGGCTTGAGACCGCTCGGCGTGCCACGAGCCGGCGCGCGGCTTTGCGGATGTCGCCGCCGGCTTTACGCAGTGCTTTCTTGATCGCACGCTTGTCAAAGTCGATACGCGAGTGACCTTCAAGCGTCGCATGGACGGCAATGCCGCCCAGATTGGTACTTTGTGTTTCTCGTTCCATCAGATGATCGCTCCGAGTTCTTTGGTGGTGATGCGGGTAAAGCGCTGGCCATCTTCAATATTGATGGCATCGACCACTCTAAAACGGCGACCATTCCATTCGATGACATGGCTGGCCGTGATCTCCTCGGGCTTCGTGCCCAGCGCATAGCGAACCCAAAACAGATGGGTCGGCACTTCCCCTGTCTGCATGTCGGCTCGAATTGAGATTCCCTGAACAGGTTCGACTTTTGCCCAGCGTTGGATGCCCGGATTGAATGCCTGATCGAGGCCGAACGCGGCATTCGGAACCTCACTCCAGAGCCGCAGTGTGATACGCCGCACCAACTCGCCAGAATCCGGCCACGCAATCAGGCCGCTCATGCCAGCACCACACGATAGGGATCTAACAGTCCGTCGATAAATGGCAAGCGTTCCAGCTTGCCTTTAATCACGGCCGTCTCACCCCGGTGGGAATAGAGACTATCTACGCGCAACTTGATCCAACTCTTGAGCCCTTCAGGAGCGCTGGCGGCAGGACCGTAGCCCGCGTCAAAAGTGATCCACACCGCGCCAATTTGCGGCAGAGAAATCGGCCAGATCTTGCCAAAGACCGGTGTAATGCGTGCCGGTTCACAGGCGGCATCCACCACATAGTCTGTCGGCGGCATGGTTTGTAAGCTGCTGGCCATGTCCAGATACTGGATAGCAATCACCGACTGGACCGGGCATTTCGGCAGCAGGATGGCATGACCAGGGAGCGAGAACGATTGGCCTGCGGGCACCCCCATCAGAGACGGTCCGGGAAAACTGTCCAACACGAGCTTCCAGCGCGCAGTGACGATCTGCCGACCTGTCAGCGATTCCGCCGCTTGGCGCGCGGCTGAAATCAGCGCCGAGATCAACGCATCGTCATCGGTGATATCCACCCGCACATGGAGTTTGGCCTCAGCCAGCGAGACGGGCTCTTCGGCAGGTGGATTGATCAGTTGCAGGGGCATCGCTTACTCGCTGGCCGCTGGCGTCGCTGGCTTGGACGCAGGTACAGGCTTTTCCGGGACATCAACGGGTTCGGCGATGCCAGCGGCCACAAGGCGAGTTGTTTCCTCGCTCACCTCGTAGCACTCCCCGGCGCGGTACTTGACGTAGCTGTTGCCTCCGCCATCGACAGCATTGAAGTCCAGATTGAAAAGAATGCGCGTGCTCATACAACCCCCTAAATGATCTGGACCACAGCCGCTTGGTTGAACGCGTCAGCCGTAGCGTAGCGGGGATTCATACCGAGCAACTTGCCCGCCACGATGCTGGCCGCCACACCAACGGTCAGCGACAACCGCACGAAGGCAAAACCGTTGGCGTTATCGACATCCTCTGGTTTGAGGTTGATCAGCGCCTGCTTGTTGTCGCCCGTGGCTTTGACGATCTGGACAAGTGCTTTGCTGGTCACGTCCTTGGCACCGGTGCCGATGTTGTCCTGCGCTTGCTGAAACTTGGCATCCAGCGTGGCGGATGCACCGAGTACACCGGTTTCCACTACGGCGAGTAGCGCATGAAAATTCGTGACGGACACCCAGCCCGTTGTCACCGTGCCGGCGGCCTGACTGGCCGGATCGATGGTGGCGAGAATCGACAGCTCTTCGCTGCCCTTTGCATTAGGGAACATGTAAATCTCCTGTTGGAATCAAAAAGTGAACGCCATGGCGGGGTATTCAGACCCCGCCACATGGTTAGCGCGCCGCGAGCTGGATGTAAGGCGAGAGCGAATTGCTACCTTTGGCTGGCGCGATCGGATTAGAGATCTTGGATTGACCATCCATGCGGAAGGTGGTCCGAAATGCCGTCATATCCGCATCGAAATACAGATGCATCGAGGTCGCGGTTTGCATGCCACCGGCCTTGGTGATGGTCTGGTAGTACGACAGATCGACCAGCAACACATCCCCTTGACTGGAGAACGTGTTGGCGTGCTGCGAGACAAACACAGGGCGACCCAGCAGCGTGCCGTAGGGGGAAATTTGAATGCCACCCACCGACAGTCCGGTGGGCAGGTAGATCGGAAAATTACCCAAGCTCAGCGTGAAGAGTGCCGGCAACACATCGTTGTTGACGATCCAGACCGCGTTGGTAAACGAGCCGGGAGGCAGACGCGCGATCATCTTGGCCAGGTTCTGCGGCACCAGGGTTTGCGTGGCCTGACCTGATTCCTTGGCCACCGTCACGATCGCACCGGCGTTCATGCAACCAACCGGAATGCCATTGCCAGCACCGAACAGGATCGACTCGTTGGCTTTCCAGCGAATGGACAGTGCCACCTTTTGCGGCAGGTAAGTGGTTAACGCATTGGCGTCATCCAGCAACTCATCCGTTGTAGGGACCAGCGCCATCAGTTTCTTCAGCCGCAGCGTGGACAGACCCAACACCGGCTTAGTGGCGACGGCAGACGCAGCGTCACCCTGCCAGTAAGCGCGGATGCCATTGGTACCCCAAGGCGTGGTCTCATCCTTGGGGAATGCCATGCTGTTGCCACTGATCTCGACGTTGTCGGTAAGCGGCAGCAGCGAATCCTCGCCCAAGGACAGCTTGAAAATCTCTTGTGAGAACTGCGGCGGCACCAGAAAACCACCGTCCTGGCCTGCGGCCTCGTTGCTGAAGTTGCCGGGGGCTGCGGCACTCATACCACCCAAGCCGCCGAGCAGCAGACGTCCATCAATCGACTTGCCGGGTTTGTCGGCCTGGTACACCGCCTGCATGAATTCACCCAATGACCCAAAGCCTCGTTTGGGATCGGCTTCCCGGTTGTCAGTGACGATCGGTCCGATGGCGCTACCCACACTGATTCGTGCCTCGTCAGCGATCAAGGCCGCCTCTCGGTCAATCGCAGCTGATGTGGCATCGATTCGGGTGCGCAGTGCGTCAAACGCGACGACTTCCTCGTCGCTCATGTCGCGGCTATCGGCAGCGACGCGGTCGGTCAGGCTTCGCGCCTCTTTGACCAGTGTGGTCTTGCGAGCTTGAAGCTCGCGTAGTTGCTTACTCATGAAGGGTTCTCCAGAAATTAAAAAACCACCCGAAGGTGGTTGTGGTTTAGGTACGACCGACGGGTCGTGTCAGAAATTGGCGTGGCTCAACGGAGTTCGCCCGGACTACAGAATCTCAAGTGCCCTTTGTGCGTGGGCGAGACGGCTCACTTTGGATCGAGCGGGAGTTTTGGCATCGCGACGCATTTTCTTGACGACATCATCGAAGGTGGCAATGCCATCAACCATGTTTTGCGCGAGGGCCGCCTCCGCGCCCAGCACGCGGCCTTGGCCCATGCCGTCACGCACTTGGCCAATCGGCACACCACGGCCACGGGCCACCGCCTTGGTGAAAGTGGTGTAGTAATCATTGACGCGGGACTGCATGAAGGCCTGTGCTTCCTCGTCCAGTGGCGCATACGGGTTACCTTCCACCTTATATTTGCCGGCAGAAATCAGTGTCGGCTTGACCCCTTCTGAGGCAAACGCCTGCGAGTGATCAAAATGCGCCTGCCAGACACCGATGGAGCCCACCTCCCCACCGGGGGATACGTAAAACTCGGAGGCCGAACAGCCAATCCAGTAAGCCGCTGACGCGGCCAGACTGTTAGCGATTGCCACGACAGGTTTCTGTGTCCGGGCGCTGGCGATTTCATCGGCGAGTTCGGAGACGCCATAGACGCTGCCGCCAGGACTGTCGATATCGATCAGGATCTGACTCACCGTGTCATCCGCCAGTGCCTGACGCAAGGCAGACGCAAACTGCTGGGTGCTAACGCTGCCTGGCCCTGAAACATCGTCGACCATGTTGCCGCGCTGGGTGACAACGCCATACAGAGGAATAACGGCGATTCCACCACTGGAGACGGCAGAGGCCGCTTGACGGCGGGTATCGCGCAAGACCCGTTCAGTCTGAATGCGGTGCATCGTTTCGTCACTGGCGACACCGCCGACCGACCAGCGGGCAATCACGCCGTACATCGCATTCAAGCGTTCTGGCATCAGTGCCCAAGGGGTTGCCAGAAACTCGGCGACCAGTAGTTGATTTTTCATAAAGTGGTTCCGAGGGAGATCAGTGATTCAGTTAATTCGGTTTCAATGAGGGGCTTGTCGCGCGTTGCCTGCGCCCACGCCGCCACACGAGTCAGCGGCACCGCCAATGCCTCGGCGATCAACGCCAGGTCGGTGTCGCCTATCGTGCCGGCTCGGCTGATGCGACGGGCCAAACGGGTGGCATTGGAAAGCACTAACGCTTTGATCCGCGCGCTGGCGTCATCGTTTGGTTCTGACGACTCTTGCGCCGGGTTCTCGGTCCGCTCGACTTCGGCCTCGACGCCTTCGACAGCATCTTCTTCGGCCATATTCAAGGGCCGCAAGGGGTGATCCAAACCCTCCAGCGGATTCAAGTTCTCGGCAATACGCGCCTCGTTACGGGTGAGCCAGCCGTTCTGGATGCCACTTTGGTAATAGGTCGACCGGCTGGCGGCGTCACCACGCATCAGATTGGCAAAATCAAACTCCACTTCCAGATCGTCGCCATCGAACAGCAATTCGGATTCAATGCTGGCCTCCCAGCGCTCGGCCCATGGCGTCATGGTGTGCATCACGAATTCAAGGCTTTGCTGCTCGATGTTCGAGAAAGTCGCGCGCTCCAGATCCGCGATCATGTGCGGTGGCACCCGGAAGAGCCGGGCGATGTCGGTGATCTGAAACTTGCGCAGCTCCAGGAACTGAGCGTCCTTGTTGGTGACGCCCACTTCGTGGAACTTCATGCCGTTCTCAAGCACCATAACCTTGCCGCGATTGGCCCCGGATTGCGCTTGTTGGTAGGACTCGCGGAAGATTTTCTTGGCCTCCGTGTCCTTGAACGTGCCGGGAAACTCGATCCAACCGCCAGTAGGTTTAGCATCGTTGGCAAAGAACCGTGCGCCGTAATCCTGCGCCGCCAAAGCCATGCCCAGACTTTCACGCGCCAGATCGATCGGGCTCATACCCATCAAGCCATCGGAAGACAGGCCACGCAAGTGCCAGATGTCACCACGAGGGACGATGGCTTCCACACCGAGTCGATCAGTCACGCGGTAGCGGTAGTCACC